GGCCCTTGCGACCGCGCAACACATTGCGGCGAATCAGCTCATCGACAACCGGCTTGTGCTGCTCCGGCACCGCGCCGCGGTTGATCAGTTCTTGATAGATCGACAGCTTGTCGTCGTCAGCCATCAGCGGCCAAGCCTTTTCAGGAGTTCTTCAGTTGGGACGTTGGTCAGGTCGGGTTGGCTTGGGTCCGCGGGGCGAGAGCCACCCTGCGGCTGCGCACCGGCCGGCATGCCTTTTTGTCCCTCAAGAATCGCGCTACGGTAGAGGCCGTCAATTTCTTCATCCGACGCGCCCGCCTTGCGGGCCGCAAGCGCATTTTTAAAGAACGCGCGAGCGCGGTTGATCTTCCATTGCTGCGTTTTGAGTGAGTCCCCAGCCGACGGCATGTAGAGCTTCAGAAACACCTCTCGCTCGGCGTTCGACACAGACTTGCCGGAAATCGCGAAGTTCAAATCAAGAACCGCCATGCGGGCCGCATCGAACCCGCGCCCTGCTTCACCAAATCCGCCGACTTCGACGCCGCCCGGCAACTTATATCTGTCGCCAGTGTATTGCGACAGATACGTAGTGCCGCCTTTGACGTTGCCGTTTGCGTCCTGACCGCCAGTAAGCACTTTTTCGGCAATGTCCAAGTTCTCCAGGCCCTGTTGCGCAAGCACAATGCTCTGCCGATCGGTGACGCTTTCCTTGCGTTCAAGCGGTATCAGTTTGCCGTTCGAATCGTAGGCTTTTCCAGCCGGAGGCTTGCCGTAGAGGTAGCTGAATGCGTCCTGAGTTCGCTTGGCGGCAAGGTATCGTTCGCGGGCTGGATCATTGAGACCATCAGCGACGCGTTGGCCGGCGGCTACCCGGCTGCCGTAGGGATCAGACACGCCTTTCGGCGTCACGACGATGCCGGGGATGGATTCAGGGTTTTGACCGTATGACCCATAATCAGAATGCTCCCGCGTTACAGTGCCGGGCGACGACTGCTCGCGGCCGAGCACTTGGCTTTCGACGCGCGGGCCGCCCGGACGGAAGTTGTCGAACGGTGTCGGCGGCATGGGTGCCGGTTGCGGCGCGGCACGAGCAGGCCCGCTAAGTTCGCCGTTTTCGTTGAGGCCGTAGCCAGAGGTCGGATCAATCGGCTGCGGTTGCGGTGCCCCGCGCGCCTTCGCCATCTCGCGATAGAGGTACGCATGCGCCCTAGCTTGCTCGGCTTGCGCTTGGATAAGCTGTTTTTGAATGTCGGCATTTTTGAAGTGATAGAGCGCGTTCGTCGCCAACTGCGGCCCGTGCTCCGGCCCAGCCATGCGAATGAACCGGCCACCAGGCACATTGGCAAACTCGGATTCAGGAATCGCACGCCATTCATCATCCGCACGCTGCTGCCGGTCCAGCCGCGAGTTCACCTCCCTTGCATGGAGGTTGTACTGATCCCGCGCGAGGCCGAACCGAGCGTTTTCTTGCCGCACGCGGCTGATGGAATCGGCCGCGTCATTGATCGGCCGGAAATCCAACAGCGCGTTGCGAACTTCGTAGGCTGGCAGTTGCATCAACGGTGGCATCAGATCACTCGCCCTTCCCGCCCTTCCCGCCGCTCATTGCCGCGCTTGCCGCCTTGCCCGCGGCTCCGATGACGCCGATCAGATTGTTGACGCCAATGTTCCGGGTACTCGCCAGCGCGTTGCCGAAGTTGATCGCGTTCGATGCGTACTGTTGGCCGAGCCCAAGCCGTGCGTCACCGATCCAGCGGCCGAAGTTGTCTGTCATATTGGCCTGAGCGCCAGCAATTTGCGCACCGCGGCCAGCCGCGCCCTCAAGCCGAGATTGCCAACCGTTAAAGTCTTGATAACCGAGGCCCTGCCTTGCCCGCGCGGCCGCGAGCGCTGTGTAGCCGCCACCGAGCCCGCCGCGCGCGTTCGCTGACGCCTCGATGCCCCGTTGCGCGCGGTTCTGCTCATAGTCCAGGTAGGGATTGCGCGCATTCTGGTACATCGTGAGCGCGTTCCGGCCGCCTTCGGCGCCGTTGAGCCCGAGCGTGTCGTCATAGGCGCTCTGCGCACGCCGGCCGGATTGCGCATATGGATCAAGATAGCTCTGCGCCTTGTCGTGATAGCCGCGCGCTTGTCCCGTCGCTTCGTCGTAGCCGCCTTGGAGATATCCCTTCGCCTGTTCGTTGGCGTTGGAGATATCGCGGGCCTGCGTTTTGCCCCAGAAATCGCCCCAAAAGCTCATTTTCAGGTCGCCTTTTTTAGTGCGAGCAAAAGCGCGGTGAAAAACCGAAACCACTCGGGCCGCATCGTCCCGTCCGGGTTGAGGACCGGCGTCGAGGCAGTCGGTTGAGGTGGAAGGTTCTGGATCGCTGGCATCAGGCCCTAGCTCCTGAGAATTTCCACAAATTCATCTGGATGGCCGGCCTGCACGATTCCCTTGGCCACAGCGGCGGAAATTGAAAACTCATATGTCCGTCCGGTGGACGGAATAATCCCAAGTCGCCACAGGACAGCGCGCAACGTGCTTTCGCCTTGTCGACCCAAGCGAACGCGACGCTCAACCGCCCATGTCTGACCGCCATTGTGGGACCATTTGACCATCATTTCCGGGTCGAGTTCCGCTGCCGAATTGGTATTTAGGCCAACGCCGGGAATGACATCGATGTCGAGTCGACCAACGCTCGCGCGATACGGGAAAGCATGCGACGGCGGCGTCTGCACCGTCATGACGAGCGGGTCGCTGCCCTCAGCGGTGGCGTCAGGGCTCATGCGGTAGAGCTTGCCCAACGTCGCATCGCCGACGATCCATTGCGTGCCCAACTTGGAGACGACAGACCCGCGCCAGCGATCCGAACCGTAGGACTTGCGCTCGCTCCATGTGCCCGTGGTCTTGTTCCAAACGTAGGTCCAGGAATTGGACGACAGCGCATAGAACTGGTGCCCGCGCGACGCCCAAGAGGTCGAAGTCAGTTCGCCCGGGGAAACCGCCGCAATCGCCCGCTCCACCTCGTGCGTGCTGATCCGCTGGCCATCGTAGCCCTGCATGATCCGCACCGTGCCGTCATGGGCAACCCAGATCAGCGTGCGGTCGAGCGTGGCCACAGAGCCCGCGGCGAGGCAGCCGATCTCGGCAATCGCCACCCGGCCGCCCGCGAAGGCGAAATCAACGTCTCCCGTGTCCCGCCACCATTCGGTCGAGCGTTCGCCGAACAGCACAAGCTCGCCTTCGCGCGTCGCAGCGCGCACGATCTCATCCGGGTTGCTGTCCGCAGTGCCGAATTCCAGCGCGTCCCACGTCGTAAAATCGTCAAGGCCCGAAATAAACCACCGGCCGTTGCTCACGGGGATGATGCCGTAGCCGTCCAAGACCGTAATCGACGATCCCGGCGGCAAATCCACGTCCGTGACCTGCGTCATGGTGCTGGTGCCGGTGTCAATCACGTAGAGCAGGCCAGACGACTGGATTGCGACCTGCGGCACGACGCGCCGGTTGCGCACCATGTAGACGGGACCATCGGTCGGGATGCCGCCGATCGAGGTCACGCCGCCGCCCTGGTCCACCCGAAACGCCTGCCGACCCGAAATCGTCCAGGCATACGCGCCAACCTCGATCATCCCGCGCACGCCAGCGCTCGCCAGCGTCGCGAAATCCGTCAACCCATCGTGCGCCACGAGCATAAGAGGCGCCTTCGCGTCCTCGCTTTGCTGCTCCGCATAGCAGTTGATGTGCCGGCACGCGCCCGCATGCCCGAACCGTGCTCGATTGCTGCCGGTGCCGAGGGAAAGAGGAACGATCGGCATCAGGACACCTGATCAATCTGGTAGGGCCAGATTTGCGACGGCATGCGGATAAGGCCGTTGTCCACCTGCACGGGCCGGATCGGCATGTAAGCCGCGAGCAATGCCGTGAGTCCGTCGCTCGCTTTCTGCGCCGTGAGCGGGCCGGGATCCATATTGAATTGCGCGGCGAGGTCCATCGCCAGCATGGACACCACGCCACCCGTGAATTCGAGCCCGAGCGGCCACGTGTCGGACAATGCAAGTTCCGTCATCGGGTAGGCCGTCCAGTAGCTCGCCCAATTCGGGGACACGCCCGGCTTGTCGTACTGGCTCGATGTGTGCGCGGCCGAACAGACATAGACGCTGCCAGACCGCAACACGGCGTCGTTGATCGCGTAGACGGTGTTCGTCGCCCAATCCCCGCGCCAGTTCTTGCCGGTCGGGAACGGGGCCAGTTCCGGGATCACCATTCCTTGCGTGCGCCACCGCGCGGCCATCACATTGAGCGCGAAAAGGGCGTCGCTGATGGACTCCGACGAAGGGGTTTCCCCCTCCGCCGTGAACATCAGCTCTTTCAGCGCTCTGATGCAGATATCCCGCGCGGTCGCCATCGGTTACGATCCGCTTACGCGCACGCCGAGGCGAGGATCGATCACCTTTCGGCCGTAGAGCAGGTCGAGACGCCACTTCGAAATGTCGTTGGTCCCGTCGTAGATCGGGATCACGCGAACCGACAGTCCCTTGTAGCTCTCGCGATGGCCGCCGTAGGCCGCTGCCGGCATCTCCAGCGGAACCACCGCCAGCGCCATGCAGTTCTTGTGGTACATCATGTTTTGGGCATAGCCGGTCGAGGCCGTGCCGTTGAACACCAGACCAGCATTGTCGGCCGGGGCGACGTTGACCGTCTGGTGCGGGCCGCTCGTGATGATCGGCGGCGAGATTGTCAGCGTCAGGTTGCCCGAACCGTCAGACGAGCCGTCCGTCGTTACAACGAACTGCGCATCTTGATCCGTGACGGCCTTAGTTTTGGGGTTGACGAACTTCACCTTCGCGCCAGACGAGCCCGCAGCGTAGATCGTGAACACGTCGCCCGCCTTCACGCGAGACGCCGCCGCAGCCGTCCAGCCGTCAGTGATGAGGCTCTGCGTGTACGTGTTCTTCGCAGTGTCGTAGGTGACGTTTTGCGAAGCACCGTTGATGAGAGGCGAGCCGCCGAGCGGACCGACCGTGTGCGTCGGCACAACCTGCGACATGCGGGTCTCGATGCCGCCGATCTTGCCGAGCGAGCCCTCACGATAGGCGCCCTTGGCCGCATCTTGGATGTAGAGCGCGGTCTGCGAGCCAAGCAGGCCCCAATGGTCAGCCGGGGACAGGACCGAGTATCGGTTGTCCATCGGGATTGCCATTGTGTCCATGCGCTGCGGGCCGAGCGCGAAGTCCGTGAACGAGTTGATGGTCTGGCCCGGCGTGCCGACCCAATGGAATAGGCCCTTGTACATGGTCGAAAGCACGTCGTTCGCCATGTAGTTGATGATCGACGACATGGCCGGCTTCATCACGCGCTCGGACAGGTCCGTGATCTGCAACGTGAGGTCAGTGCTCGTGAACTGAAAGTCGACGCCGCACTGCTGATCGATTGTGAGCGTGGTCTTGCCCTCGATCACGTCCTGCGTCGAAAGCGTCGCGCCCGATCGCACGGTGAAATCGGCCGGCCGGCGAATGCTCAGCGTGTCGCCGATCTTGTAGCCGTTCACCTGGTTCGAGAATTCATCCTCGTAGGCCCGGTGGATCGTCTTGAGGACGCCGAGCTCGTTCTCGAGGATGGCGAGGGCGGTCTTTGCGACCACCGACGCGGTGAGGGTCGTGTTTGCCATGATCTCTCAGCTTTCTGGGGATGCTTATTTGCTCTTGCCGTACCCCAGCATCGCCCCGATCTCTTCCACGCTCGCGGATTGCAGCGTTGGCGCTGCCGGCGCGGTCGAGGCTCCGATCATTGGGACGGGTGGAGGTGCGGCGCTCACCCGGCGCGGCTGGATCGCAGTAAACCGCTGCTCAAGTTTTGCGATTTCTGCGCCTTGCTTGGCGGCCGGCATGGTCGCAAGACGGTACGCAATCGCCCGGTTCTCTGGTTGAGCCAGGTAATTAGCGATTTCAGCGGCTTTCTCACTTTCTGCGAGTACGTCAGCCGCCGCTTCCGACAAGGGTAGCTTGGCAAATTCCTGCAACGATTTATCGATGTCAGGAATCAGGCTCCGGGCCGCTTCAACCTTCGCCTCGAACATCGCTGCACGAGTTTCGGCAATCCGTCTGTCGGCTTGCCGTGCAAGGTCTGCCGTTTCTTCGACCCGATCAGCACCGATCACACGACGAAGGCGCTCTGCCTCCTGTGCGGCGTAATCATTCGGGTCGACTTCACGCGGTTGAAGGCGTTCACGTAGCTGATTGTACCGAGATACCCAGTCGTCCCGCTCGCGCTGCGCCTGATACTTCTGCGCAGTCAGCTCATCAATGCGAGCTTGAGCGGACTTCCTCTTGCGCTCTTCAGGCTTTTCTTGAGCGGCATCCTGATCGCCGGGGGTGCCATCCTTGGGCGGCTCAGTTGCCGCTGCGGCCGGTGGCGTGGCCGGGGTTTCGATATTCAACCCCTCGGGAACCGGCACAGTGGCCGGCGCGAGGATATTCGCAGGCGTTACAGGTACAGGGACGGGTGCAGCGACTGGCGTCGCCGTGGCAGTGTCAGTCATGGGTGAGCAACCTTTTCAGGGCGCGGACAAGCCGCGAGTTACGTGCTAAACTCGGGCACTTCTGCTTCGAAACAACGGAACATAAAAATGGCGACTACGCTCATCGTGCCTGACATCATCTGCAAGCTCGCAATCGTGGAAATGACGCAGAATTTCCATGTGTGGCCTGACGAGAAAGAAATGACTCATTGGGTCGACATGACCATTTCGCCAGAGCAGCACCAAGCGGTGGCGGTCGAGACCTTTTTAAAAGAAGTGCTTCGACCTGCCGTTATGAAGCTGATCAACCAGTTGATCGCCGCGGAGCCAGGCAATTTCCATCCTGTGAAGCTGCCCGATGTTGCCGGTTGCGCCCGAAATTCATACGGTGGCATCCAGTTGGCGATTATTCCGCTCCCATTTGATGGATCAGGCAATTTGTCCTACCGGATTGCCGTTGCCTACTTCTGACGCTCCCATGGGCGGCATGTTGTCGGCGTCGAAGTCGGGCGGCCCGCCCGCTTGATCCATGTCGGGCTCTGGATGCGGCCCCATCGGCCCCGGCATGCCTTGCGGCGGGGGCTGCGGCTGCATCAAGACGTTCTCGGGCGGCGGCAACGCCGGCTCCGGCATCACCATTCCGGCCGCTTCGTTTCGCGTTTTCGCGGCGTCGGCGTAGGCTTTCGCGGCCTGAGCGTCCCGAAGCACGATTTCCGAGCGCAATACCGGGTCTTCCAACGGGTTTGGCGGCGGCGGCGGCGGCGGTGAATTCGGGTCTTCCGGGTCGTGCAAGAGCTGCGGCGGCATCGCCTGCTTGAACCGCTTCGCCATTTCGTCGGCGCCGGGCCAGTCCATGTTCTTGACGAGCAAATCGCGCACCATCGGCAGCGCTTGCGGGTCGCTCTTGAGGTAGTTGATCATCATGTCAGCCGCCTCCATGCGCTTCGTCGCGTAGGAGGCGCCGATCGTGGCGCGAACGTCGAACCGGCCGGTGGAAAGGTCATTGATCACGCGCGGCAAGCCGTCCGGCCCCATGACCGTCTGATTGATCCGGTGATGCTCCTCGCTGTCATCCTCGCCCAAGATGCGCACGACGCGCTCGGTGTCGTAAATCTGCGGGATCATCTCAATCAGGATGCGCCCCGCGTGCCACATCGAGCGCTCAAGGTTGTCGGAGAAGTGATAGTTCGCGGTGTCGCCCTGGTGCTCGCGGTTTCTGATCGCAATTCCAGAGGTCTCATTCGAGCGCGCGCCGAGTGACGAGTCATAGATGCCCGTCGTCGCCTTCATGTCGCCGTCGGCAAGCTCGGCTTCCTTGACAAAAGCGGGCGCCATGGCAGGAGGGGCAACGCGCGTCGGCGGCGGCACGCCTTCCTTTGCGTCGTAGGGGACGTATGGGTAGTTCGTGCGGTTGAGGCTATCCCAGATGTTCTTGAACGGCGCGATCGACTTTGCGTCGACCAGCCAAGGCGCCTTGGGCTGCAACGCCAGCGTCTCGGCCGCCGCTGTGCGGTTGTAGTTGTAGAGTTGCTGCGGATCGCGTGCGTAGCGGATCAGGCCGGCCCGCACAACTGAGGTCTCGAGCGGCGTCTCGCTGCCGATCACCGGAATCAGCGGAATCCACTTGCTCACCCACTTGTGCGGGCCGGAGAGCACGGCCGAACCGCTGATGACGTACTGCTCCACCTCAAACGTGTCGACGACGCGGGTGCGCGTGATGCCGAGCATGGGCCACATCGCCTGCCCGATCTTGGACAGATCGAGCGTCTGCCCCCCTTGCGTCATGCCGATCGTTTTCTTGACCGGCTTGCGCAGCCAGTATTCCGCAATCCGCACGCCGTCGCGCGTGAGCCACGTCAGGCGGTCGCCCGTGCCGTCAGTCGGCGGGTCGATCCCATCGAGCGATATGCCCGGATATTTCGCCTTGAAATCCTCGGTCGGGATGATCTCGGTGACAATCATCCAGTTTGCATCCGAGCGGTCAGGCTCGATCGCGCCAGGATCGCAGTAGACGGACATCGGATTGCGGATCGACTTAAGCCGCAATTCTTGATCGAACGTCTCGTCATCCGCGAACTCGGTGCAGATGCGGAACCAGCCGATGCCGCAAGAGACCTGATGCTCTGCCGCGGCGCCGTACACGTGTTTCGCGCTCGACTGGTAATGAATCTGCCGAAGCAGGCCGTTGTAGATTTTCGCGAGCTTCGGGTCGGACTGGTCGTCGACCGGCGATACTTTGATGGCGAGGTCCGCTTGCCGAATGTCGTTCGTGACTTGACGCACGAACTGAGGCAGCCGGTTGATGGTGAGAATCGGCCGGCCTTGCGCCTGGCGCTCTTTGCGGATCGACTCTGGCCACTGGTAGCCGGCGAGGAACGCCAAATCGATGGCAGCTTCGCGGCGGTTCTCCCGCTCGAACACATAAGCCGCGTCAAGCTTTTTCCGGCAGTCGGTGAGGAACCGGCCCTGCTCGGCGTCAGACATTTTCTTCGGCTGCTCGCCCGGCTGGGCGTAGGATTCCATCAGCCGATCATCCACGCTTCGCCGCCGGCAGTCGGGTTTGCCCCGGTGCCGATGGTCCAGTCCTTGGCGATGTCCTTGCGCACGATGTTCGGCATCAGTTCAGTGATTGCCCACACGAGCGCGTCGCAGCGATCCGGCGAGCCCGAGCCCTCGTAGCCGCCCGCCGTCATCTGGCACATTTGGTCTTCGAGCTTGTCGAACGTGCCGACGTGCGAGACGCGCCCGGTCGCGTAGAGCGCTGCAATCGGCTCAGCCCGAACGTGCTTACCGCGCGTCGCGACAACTTCGATCACCGGAACCTCGGGGCGCACGCTCTGCAACGTGTGGCGCACCATGTCGCCGCCCTGGTTGCGCTCCACCACGATTGCATCAGCCTCCCATCGGTCATAAGTCGCAACCGCGCGCTCTGCCCATTGCCGGGGCGTGCCTTTCAGCGATGCGTCATCGAGCACGTAGCCGCGCTGATCTTCGCCAAGGCCGCACGCGACAATCCCGTGTTCATCCGATCCGATCTCTGCCGACACTGCCGGGTCGATCGCGACGACAATGCGCGTCATCTTGGGCATGTCTCGGCGCCGATTGGCGTGAATCGTCTGCCGGTCCCATATCGCGCCGATGGCCATGGGCTCATACTCGCCGAGCCAGATGTGCGCGTAGCGGTCGCGCTTGGCCTGCTTGTCGTGCAATCGCTCGGTTTCGAGTTCGGCCGGGAAGAACGGGTTGCCGTCAAAGTTGACCTTCTGAATGATCGCGTTCTCGGGCGGCTGAAGCCCACGAAAGAACTGGTCTACCGCGTCCATAGCGTTGCGCGGGTTCCACGAGAACCACAGTTCCGAGCCCGGCTTGCGAATCGTGGGGCGAAGGAATTCGAGCGAGAGGTCGGAGAGCGTCTGCGCTTCTTCCACCCACGCGATATCGAATCCTTCAAGCGACTTGATCGACTCGGCCGTGTGATCCTGCATGCCCTGAAACAGGATGACGCCGTTGCCCGGCGTGACGATGTGGTCGTTGCGGGGCTTGCCGCCAAACATGGGCCAGAGGCCGTATTGCGTGATCTTGTCCTCGATCAGCCGCTTGGCCGATTCCTTCAGCGACTTCTGCACCTCGCGAACGCAGACGACGCGGAGCCCCTTTCGACGGACTGCCGCGTCAACGATCTCCTCGGCGAAGAAGTGGCTCTTGCCCGAGCCGCGCCCGCCGAATGCTGCCTTGTATCGCTTGGGAGCCAGGAAAGGCGCATACGCCCTAGGCGTCTGAATTTCGAGGATCAACGATCGTCCGCTTCACTTCGGTGACTTGCACCTTGGCGTTCATGTCGACTTCTGACTTCTCTCTCCAATCGTCGGGGAAGCGGGCGCCCATCGAGCGCGACCACATGGACGACTGAAACCCTTGCGTGGTGAGGTTGTCGCGCCCCTTGCGCTCCCACCAGACTTGTTCTGCCTCTTTCGCTCGCGTAATCGCGTGGAAAAAGTCTTCATGCGCCGCAGCCCAATTGTCGAGGGTCTTGCGGTCTACGCCAAGTTCGTAAGCGATCTCGACTTTTGATCGCCCCTCAGAGCCAAGCTCTACAGCGCGTTCGCAAAATGCCGGGTCATATTTGGTCGGGCGCCAGGGCGGGCGCTTCTCGGCCTCGATCTCGCCGAATGCCATCACTCGGATTCCGCTACTGGCCCCTTGCGCACGGGAATGAGCGAGGCCGGGTTGACGATCTTGAACGGGTTTCCGTGCTGGTCGTACATCAGTTCGCCGATGCGAGGCTTTGGCGGCTGATGGTCATCGACGACGCGCAGCACGGTCTCTCCCTCGGTGTCCGTGTCCACGTCATAGGTCGGGATGATCACCACCTCGGCGCCATCCCTTTGGGTGATGCGAGCGTTGGGATGGGCGAGGCGGATCACTTCGAAGCGGGAACGGGGTACGGTCTTCATGCGGCTGCCTTCAACGCGAATGACCAGATTTCCCGGCCCTGTCCATCAAGGTGACGCACGGGCACCGTGTCCACAACACGCCCGCGCTGCTTTGCTTCAGTCTGCATCGCATTGAGATTTCGATTGAGGAACGCGCTCACGTCGCCGTCTGGCTCGGCGATAACGTCAATCCAAAGACCTTCGGAGTTTCGTGCCGTTTCTGCGGTTGGCTTCATGCGGCTGCCGTGATCCTCTTTGCCTCTGGGGTGTGAGCCCACCGAGCGATGATGTCGTTGTTGATGATCTCACGGGTGTGGATCACGTGGCCACCGAACGGAGCCGGCATTGGTGACGGCATGGGCTGGGGCCGGGTGTCTACGGGGTCGGGAAGGCGGTAGAGGCCAACGGCCATCAGGAAGCAGATCGCGTGGCCAGATGCGAGCGCGAGTGCGATTGCGGCGTTGATGCCGATGTCCGCGCCCTTGGCGATCGTTTCGCTTGGCTTGAGGCTGCCGGCGAACACGAATGCGACGGCATCCGCAATCTGGTTGTTGGCGTGCTCGACGGCCGAAGATTTGTATTCGGTGACGGAAGCCGTAGCGCGGGCGGTCGCCAGCACCTTTTTCGTGGCCTCGATCTGAGCGAGATACTTTGACCGCTCCTCGGCAATGGCGATCTTGCCGGCAAGCGCGTCGCGATCCTTGGTGCGTTCCAGGCACTTGGCTTTGCAGCCACCACGGGCGGCCTCTTGCTCAATGGCGAGGTTGGCGCTGGCGAGTTGGGCGCGCAACGCTTCGGCCGTGACGGCTGGTGACCAAGCGTTCGCGGCTTCGAGATCAGCCAAGCGCTTTTCCCACATGGCGAGATTGGTCTTGTCCTCGCTCACGGCGTCGCGGGTGTCGGCAAACTTGGTGTTTTGGACGCGGGCGCCGTCGCGCTCCTGGCCACGG